CTAGGGGCAGCGCCGCAAGTCTTTCCCGGGCCCGGCGTAGCCCGGCTGAAATTTTCCTTCTTTTTGCATTCGGTCACAATATTTGTATGCATTAGCCCACTCTTCAGCACATTTGGGATCGCGTGGAAACGGGTTCGTCGGAAGTGGTGGGCGTTGGCGCTCAGCTCCGGGAAAATCAAATGGGACTGGCGTAATCTCCGTCGGTGCTCCCGGAATCTCCAAGGGTATGTCGGCAGGCAAGTCCCATGGAATCGTCAGCTGCGCCGTCGTTACGGGCGAAATGCTTTGCCGAGGCAAACCCATTGGCGCCATCGTACTTGGCGCGTCCTCGGCTCCCCCAGTCGTCCACTCACCGCCGCCGGCGTTGCCGGCCGGGACGCGCGGCTCGCCTTCGATATCTGGGTTGTATTTGCGTAGCGCCGCTACGCCGGCAGCTTTTGCCGCGCTTGCGCCGAGCGGCGTTACGCCTTGGGTGCCGTAGACCATTGGCTGATCGCCGCCGGGCACCGGATCGAGGCCCAGCAGGTTGCGCGCCTCGTTGACCGCGTAGATGCCGTCGCGGACATAGATGTCGAGGATTTTGGCCTGCTCGGCCGGGTCGCCCGGCCGAAGTTCGCCCCAAGCGAATTCGAGGTCGGCGTGACCCATCAGCTGCTGGATCACGTGGTCGGCCAGCCGCTTCACCCACCGCATCAGCGGCGCCAGCCCCTCGGCTTCGGACGCGTCCTGCGAGGTCTGGGCGGTGGCGCGGTTGAGCTGGCGGGTGAACGGCGTTGGCGGCAGCGAGAACGCATAGCACACGATGCGCGCCAGCCATTCGTCGAAATCGTCCTTGTAGGGCGCCTCCTTGAACGCCTGGTATTTGGCGCCCGCCGGGCCCCATACCAGCCGCGAGCGCGAGGCGGTGTTGCCGGCGAGGACGCTGTCGAACCATTCCTGAAACTGGCTGATCTGCTCGACGTTCCACCCGTCCGGCGCGTTGAGCAGCCCGGGCGGCACGTTGCCCTCGGTAAAATGCTGCAGCTGCATCGCCTGGCGGCGCAGCGCGATGTTGACCGTCATCACGATCTGCTCGACCGGCCCGAACCCATAGGCCTTGTGCGGCCGCGGATTGCGCGGCAAATAGAGCAGCTCGTCGCTGGTCAGCAGCTTCCACGGCCGGCCCTTGATCACCTGCTCGTAGGCCGGCGCCGGCGGACGCGGCCGGCGGCCGGTCTCGTCGACCAGCACCTTGATCGTCGCGCCGTCGACCACGTCGAGGCCGATGAGGGCGCCGCCGCGGTTGCGCCGCAGCTCCAGGGCCGGCGCGTCGAGCACCAGCAAATCTTCCATCAGCTCGCGCAGCCAGGTGGCGAACGGCCGTTCTCCGTCAGGCCGGCGCCAGAACTCGGCCAGCGCATCGACACGAGCGGCGGCATCCGGGTGTGTCGGCCTGCCGCCGCGCGCCCGGATCGACCAATCGAGCCGTTCGAGCTGATCCTTGCGCGTCTCGATCGCCAGGCGCGTGATGTCGTGCGCCTCGGCGAGCCGGCGGAGCTCCTCGAACGAGATCGTGTCGTACGAGCGCGGCGTGTAGATCGTGTTGACGCCGACCGGGTAGTCCCACACCCGCACCCGCTCTGGTTCGAGCGGCGCCAGCGGGTAGCCCGGCGAGAAGATGCCCTGGCCGGGCTGGTAGACATCGCGGAATTGCGTTTCGAGACCCTGCTGCCCCCAGGTATAGGAGGCGCTGAGGCTGGTCTTCGAGCCGCCGAGGCGAAGATCGGGCGAAGGCATCAGAAGGCGCTCCAGGCTGACCGCTTCCAGTTGTTCGGTCCGGTGCAGAAATAGAGGTAGTTGCTGTCGGCTTCGAGCTGGCCGGTCTGACAGGCGGCGCCGCTCGACGACGGCGTGCCGGTCGCCGGGAACATGCCGTTGGCCGATCCCGTCGCCGGAGTCACCGAGGCGACGCGGAAGTTCGAGCCGTCGAATTCGAGCTCGAGGAATTCGTAGTTTTGCCCGTACAAGGTCATCGACGATTGGGCGCCGCGGGTTCCCGGCATCAGGATCTGCCCGCCGCTGGTGCCGTTGACCTGCACCGTCAGGGACCGGCTGTTGTCGGTGGCGAAACCCATCGACCAGCCAGGCGGCAATGCCGTGCTCGACGGCAAGGTCACCGTCAGGCTCGAAATCGGCGAGTTGTAGGCCGAGATCACCGTGCCGCAATCGGCGGCGACGGCGTTGTAGCTGCTCACCGCCGGAAAATTCCATTTGCTGACGCAGCCGCTGCCCGAAACTCCAATCGAGGCGGCGGTGGCCGGCGTCACCTGCATCACGCGAAAATTCGAGCCGTCGAACTGCAGCGCCGCCAGCTCGTAATTGCCGGTAACCAGCTGCATCGAGCTGATCGTCGCGCCGCTGCCGGGATAGATGATCCTGGCGGCATCGCCCGAGGCGACCTGTGCCGCCGCGACCTTGCCGTTGTCGTTGGCGACGGCGATGGTCCAGCCTGGGTTGAGTGCGGTCGACGCCGGCAGGGTCACCGTCAGGTAGCCGAGCGGGCTGTTGTAAGCCGAGACCACGTTGCCGTTGTCCGCGATCGCCGCCGTATAGGCGCTCGCCGCCGGAAAGCTCCAGCGCGACAACCCGCCACTGCCGGCGAAGCCCAGCTGCTGCGCGGTCGCCGGCGTTACCTGCTCGACCCGGAAGTTGTTGCTGCCGTCATATTGCAGGGTCACGTATTCGTACTGGTTGCCGGCAAGGGTCAGCGAGGTTTGCGCCGCGGCGGTGACCAGCGGATAAAGGATGTGCCCGCCGCCGGTCCCGTTGACCTGGACCTTGAGGCTCTTGCCCTGGTCGGTGGCGAAGCCCATCGACCAGCCGGACGGCAGGTTGCTCGTCGGCGGCAAGGTCACGGTCAGGCCGCTCGTCGTATTGAAGCTCGACACGACATTGCCGTTGTCGCCGAGCTGCGCCGCGTAGCCGGAAGTCGACGGGTAGACCCAATTGCCCGGCCAGTCGCGGCTCTGCAGCCCGTTGGTCGCCAGCGTGTTGCGGGTGCCCGCGGTGACCCGGAAATTGGTCCCGTCCGATTGCAGCTCGAAATATTCGTAATTGCCGGGCCCCAGCGTCACCGACGACAGCGCCTTGCCGCCCGACAGGATCGTCCCCGACGGCGCGGTCACGGTCAGGCCCTTGCCGTTGTCGCTGGCAAAACCCATGCGCCATCCGGCATTGACCGAAGCCGGCGCCGGCAAGGTCACCGCGAGCGACGCGCCCGGCGCGTTGTAGGACGACAGCACCGTGCGGTCGTCGATGCCGGCGGCGGTATAAGTCGCCACGCTCGGAAATTGCCACGGCGCCCAATTGCCGGCGCCGATCACCGAGACCCCGGTCGATTGCGGGCCGCGGTTGACGACCGCGCTGGCATAGTTCGGGTTGATCAGCAGATTGCGCGTGCTCGCGGTTGCGCTGACCGCCGTGGTGCAATTGAAATAGGGCGAGACGAAAGTGTTCTGCCCGTCATGGTTGGTAGTGATCGACAAGCAGGTCGGGGCCACCTCGAAATCGAAAGCGAAAATTGTGTTGGAGAAGTCGTAGCCGTTCTCCAGCGTCATTGCCGTCCCGCCGGTGCCCGCCGCCGAGCCCGCGCCCGAAATCCGCGAGAATTGCGTCTGTTCGAGCGCGATCCCCGCCGCGCCGCCGCTGCTGTCGGCGATGGCGTAGATATCGCTGTTGAGCACGTAGTTGAGCTGCAGCGCGCCGGCGGCGGACGATGTGCTGGTGTTGTTGACGACGAGGTTGTCGAGCTTGATCGCGTTCTGCGCGTCGGAAAAATCGGGCTTGCCGATCGCCACCGCGTATCCCGGCGTGTCGGACCTGACGAACAGGGCGCCTTCCTCCTTGAAATAGAAGCAATTCGCCGGGCTTGACACCGTACCGCCCGAGCAATCGACCTGCAGCACCGGCCCGGAAGCGACCGTCATGCCGTCGATGGTCGCACCCTCGGAGATCAGCCGAAATCCGCTTCCCGCTTGTCCGGCGTAATCGATCGCCAACCCGCTCGTCACCTTGTAAGTACCGGCCGGAATATGCATCGGCCAGTTGTTGGCGATCGCGGTGTTGATCGTCGTCTGAATCGCGCTGGTGTCGTCGTGGCTGTCGTTGCCGAGCGCGCCACCGGCCATGCTGGGGCAGCGGACATCGATCCACGGGCGCCCCGAGCATGCGAGCGCGTCGCCGCCCAGCGTCGCCGTGCCGGTCGTCGATAGGGTCGAGAAATTTCCCGACGATTGCGCCAGTGCGGCGGTCACCACCAAGCCGCAAGCCAGCGCCGCGGCAAACGCCAGAGCGCGGTCAAGCGAGTGTAGCGTCCGCATTCGAGTTACCACCGGCGTGCGGCGAAGACCTGGCCGGTCGTGCCGCCGTAAAGGCTGAGCGCCCCGCCCGGCTTGTAGCCGCTCGGCGTCGTGAACATCCCGCCATTGGCCGCGATCTGGACACTGGCGCCGCCGCTCGAGGCGATGCCGGTATCGCAGATCCACAGCACGGCTGAGGAGTTGTTCTGCACCAGAAAACCGTTGGCCGCCACCGCGCCACCGAACAACGCTTGCGGGCTGCCGCCGGTGGCGACGGTGCCGCTGCCGTCGCTCGCTGGGGCGCCGGCGGCGTTGATCACCGGCAGCGGGTTCTGCGGCCCGACCGGGCTCGCCACTCCTTGGGTGCTGACCGAGGCGGTCGCGTGCAGCGGTACGAGGTTGCCGTTGCCGTCGAGTTCCGTCGACAATGGCTGCACGGTCGTGTTCGCGTCTTTGACGAGCAGCGTCATGGCGCCTCATGCTCCTGTTGCGCGAGGCGGCGATACGCCTCGAAAATCCCTTCCCCAGGCATCGGCTCGACCAGCAGCTCGGTGAGCGCCCAGACAAGCGCATCGACCCGGTCTGGCGAATATCCGGCCGCGGCCCGGTCGAAATCGTGGACGAACCCGCACATCTGGTCTTCGAGCGCCGGAAAGGCCCCCAGATGATGCACCCTGCCCTGCTCGTAGAGCGCGGCGACCGGCTCGGCCCGGGCGACCTTGCCGCGCGCGGCATGCACCGCGGTGAACGGCACGTTCGGATCGACCACGCGCAACGTCGCCTCTACCATCTCGCCGCCATTGTTCACCTCGGCGACGACTCGGTCGGCGTCGTGCGCGCGGTAGGCGGCGATCGCCGCTTTCGCCCACTCGGTCGGCGCATAGCGGCCCGACACATCCGCCAGCACATAGCCCTGCCCGCCGGTATCTTTGCCGGCGACGACGATGCCGGTTTCGTCCGATTGCTCGCCGGAGCCGGCCGCCGGATCGATCGCGACGACGATCCGCGCCAACTCGGGCAGCCTCGTCAGCCGCGTCCCCTCGATAACCGCGCGGCCCCACATCGCGCCCGGCACGTCCTCAAGGATCTCGGCCTCGAGCTCCTGCCTCCCAAGCCGCGTGCCCTCGTAGCGCCGCACGATCTGGTCGAGGAACGCCGGCGCCAGATTGTCCCGGTTCTGCGAGGTCGATCCGCGCGTCACCACAACCTTCGGATCGGCCACCAGCGTCTTGATCAGCCTGGTCGGGCGTGGGGTCGTCGTCACCACCGCGCGCGGATCGCTGCCCAGCCTGAGGCTGAACATCAGCATGTCCCACGCCTCCGGATAGCGCCATGCGGCGAGCTCGTCGTACCACGCGAAATCGTGTTGCGGCCCGCGCAGTCGATCCGGCTCGTCGGCCGAGTAGGTCATCGCCACCGCGCCGTTCGGCCAGGTCAGCCGCCGCTTTGACGGCTCGTAGGTCGGCCGGTCCCGCCGCGCCGAGATGGCGAGCAGCCCGCTTTCCCCCTCGACCATCACGTCACGGGCGTCCGCCGCGGTCGGGGTGACCAAGGCGATGCGCCGTGCCGCGCGCGACGCCACCCGGGTGCGCACGAGTTCCGCGCCGGTGCGGGTCTTGCCGAAGCCGCGGCCGGCGAGCAGCAGCCAGACCCGCCAGTCGCCCGGCGGCGGCAATTGGTTATCTCTGGCCCAGAACGTCCAGTCGCGTACGAGCGTTCTAGCCTTTTCCTGGGGTAGCCGGCGGATAATGCTTAAGTCTGACCGGCTCCGGGAGCGAGGCGAGCCACAAGGCGTGCAAGCTCCTCACGCGCATCCTCCGCGGACTCGTCGGCTCCGTCGTCCTCGCGCCGCTTCGGCGCCGGCGGGAACATGCCGAGATATCGTGCGATCGCGTCGAGCGCCGCTTTCTTGTCGTAAAGCTTGACCCGGACAGCGCCGATGCCCGACGCGGCCGCAGTGACTTCCGACACCGACGCCACGTCGGCTTCGCTCAGCTTTTCCGATGTCTTGACGTGCAGCCCTTGCGCGTCCCATTCGACGATGTGCCGGGGGTCCACGAACGCTATCCTCGCGTATTCCCGCAGCACCCGCTCGACTGTAATGCCGAGCCGGGCGGCGCGGGCCCCGACATCCTCGAACTCGGTCGCGCCCTTTGTCTTGGCGGCCCCGCGCTTACGGGTTGCCGTTCCGGGTTTCGACCGGGAGCGCGGCCGCCGCGGTGATCGAGTTGCCAATGATGCCGCTCTGACGGGAAGCCGGCGATGGGGCGGGAAGCCGTTGGCCTCGCCCAGTTCCGCCAGTGTGCCGACCTTGTACACCTTAAATCCGGATTTGTCAATCATAAAGATGCGATATAGACAATTTCAGCGTAAATGGATTTCGAGTGCGCCCAAAGCCGCGATGAGGATGCCCGAAGCCGCTTCCTGGCTGACCCTTCGTCCCGCCCAGCCCTGGTGCAACGCCCACTCCTTCAGCGAGCACTCCCAGCCGACGACGTGCCACAGGCACGACCCCGCCGGCGAGGCAGTGCCGCCGGCCGCGCGGATCGCCCGCCACACCGCGGTGCGCGCCGCTTCGACCCGCAATCCCGGCGCATGGTCGCCGCGGCGCGTCGGCTTGTCGCCAAGGCTTAAGCGCGACAGGTCGAGCGCGCGCAGCGGATCGAGTTGGGCGAGCGCGAAGCTGTGTCGAAAATCCTCACCCGCTTGTCGCATGCCCGAAGTGATCGAGCCTCGCCGCTCCATGATCGTCAGCGTGTCCACCGCCCGATAGGGTCGCGCCGGTCGCCCCGCCTCATCGGCGATAACCGCGGGGATGAGTTCGATCGGCCCATGCTGAAGTCGCTCTGGTGTGACGACGGCCTCCTTTGCCGCGTCGTGCACCTGTCGCTTGCGGGTCATCATTTTCCTCCAGGAACAATACATGAACGTTTTGGTCGTGAAACGCCGCGGGCGATGTTTTCGAGCCGGTTCAGGAATCGTTCGGGGGGCAAGCGCGCCGGTCGGCCGCGCCTGCCCCCCACAGCGGCAGCCAGCGCCTCCTCTTCCTTCAGCCGCCGGCGATCCCAAAAACTGCCGTCGGCGACATGGCACAGCGCGTGGTGCTGCGCGCAATAGGACGATCCGGGCCGCCGAACCGTGCCGCAAATCGTCCTCCCATCCACAATATAGGCGCAGCCCTCTGCCTCGTCGCCCACCATCCGGAACCGGAATTCGCGCGATACCCCGCCATCCACCGCCGCTCTCCCCCGTCGCCCTATTGCCATTATCGCAAGGCGCATATATCATGTTTAAAATTGTTGTCAATACGGCAACGTGCGAAATGGATGCGAAATGGATACGATCTGGTTTCAGGAAGCTCTCGAACGCGCCGGGGCCACCCAAGCCGACCTCGCTCGCCATCTCGGCCTCGCCCCTTCCGCCGTCTCGCGCATGCTCAAAGGCGAGCGCCAGATGAAGGCGCTGGAGGCGGTGCACGTCGCCCAGTTCCTCGGGGCCCCGCAGGAAGAGGTTTTGCGGCGAGCCGGAGAAGAATCCGGGCCGCCGCCGACGGAACCAGGTCGTCGCGGCCGCCCGCCCCGACAAATGCCGCCGCTCTTGCACCGTCAGGATTCAATGCCGATCAAGAGCGCCGCGCGCGGCGGCGACGATCAGCAGATGTTCCTCGAGGACGGGCCAATCGGCTACACCCCGCGTCCGGCGAACCTCGCCGGCGTGCGCGACGCCTACGCGATCTATATGGTCGGAGACAGCATGGAGCCGCGCTATCTGGGCGGGTGGCTCCTGCACGTCAACCCCTTCAAGCCGCCGACCCGCGGCCGCGACGTCGTGGTGTACAAGAAAAACCAGGCCGTCCTGATCAAGCAGTTTCTCGGCTGGAACGACGACATGCTGGTGTTGCGCCAGTTGAACCCCGACGAGACCTTCCGCATTCCGCGCGACCAGGTCGCCGAATGCCATCTCGTCGTCGGCGTCGATCAGGAGGGCTGA